ACTGCCGTACCTGTTGCAGATACCGAGGATGAGCCTGTAGAAGTTCTGACGACAGCAGAGTCATCAGTTATTGCTACGGTAGCACCTGAAGCGTTTACTTGCCAACCAAGTGAGTCAAATTAAGAATGAGCATGACCCGCAAGAATGAACTTAGCCAAACGGGGATGTTTACCCGCATGGCAAATTTTGCACAATACTTGAATATTGTCAGGATTGGTTCTTTCTGCGGGATGTGCGGAATGAGATTTAATGTGATGACCTTGAAGTTGTTCAGTAGATTCACATTCCTCACATTTACCTCGTTCTTTAACAATATCTTTAATCAATTTCTTGCACTCAAATGTTCTGCTAGAAGATCCATTATTCCAAAGTGGATGTTTTTCTTTAGACATTTTTTTGCCCCTTGCTTTTGCCATGCAGGGTATAGAGCAATATTCGCCTGTTCCTCCTCGTCCAAGGCGTATTTGAAAATCTTTTCCGCATTCTTTACAAGATTTATCAATAAATACTTGAGGCTTTCTGGGTTTGACTTTTTGAGAACATTCTTTAGAACAGGTGTTGGTTTTGCCACGATAGTGTGCTTTAAAAATCTGAAATTCTTTTGTGCAAGTGGGGCAAGTAAGAGTTATTTTTCCTCTGCCCTCTATCTTTCTAATGGAGTTAGTCATGTCTGAATCAGGGAAATGGATACAAGATGCCATTAAACCACAAAATAAGGGAAAACTCAGAGCAAAACTCAAAGTTGCCGAAGGTAAAAACATCCCCAAAGCGAAATTGGCGATCAAGCCCAACGATTCAACCAAAACCAAGCGCCAGAAGAACTTGGCTAAAACACTAAGGGGTTTTGACTGATGGACGCAGAGATCGACAAAAGACTAGCGGTACATGAGGCTATCTGTGCTGAGCGGTACAAGGCCATCCATGACTCATTGTCTATTGGTGAGAAGCGCATGACCAAGATAGAGTACTTGCTCTACGGGGTTATGCTCTGTGTTTTGCTTGGTCCAGGCGTCGCCGCAGAGTTCATCAAAAAGATCTTTGGGATTTAGAAATTGACCCCTTCACCCTCATCGCCGCCGCAAATGTTGCCTTCAAAGCAATTAAGCAAGGATGTGAGATGTTCCGAGAGGGACAGGCCTTGGTTAAAGACGTTGTCAAGACAGCTAACGAGGTCAAGGCGATTGGCAAAGAAGTCACAGGCATATTTGGTTTTCTCAAGAATTTGTTTGCTCCTGCAAAGCAAGAACGAACAATCCAAGACCTAAAGCCTGCTAAGCAAAAGAAAAAGGCAGAAGAGTTTGATCCAACAGCACTCTATTCAGAGATTGGAAAGAACCTAACTGCCTTTTTTAAAGCGTACAACGCCTTAAAGAATCACATTGCTGAAGAGGAGGAGTTGTCCAAGACGGTGTATGACCCAACAGGAGATCAAGCGGAGAAAGCCATCAACCGTGTTCTAGCGATGACCAGGATGGAAGAGATGAGTGTAGAACTAAGGGAGTATATGGTGTACCACGTACCCCCAGAATTAAAAGATTTGTATACACGAGTCAACAAGATGCTAGGCACAATAGAGAATGAGCAGGCGGTGGCTAGGCAGGCGCAGTTCAGGAAAAGAAGGCAACTAGAGGCTGAGCAAAGGGAGTTCGAGGACAAGATCTGGTTCAGGACAGCTTCAGCAATAGCGGTGGCATTTGTGGCAACATACTTCGTGGGTCTGATGTGGGCAATAAATCGAGTGAGTCATGGCAGTATGTGATCATCATTATTGTGTTGGCGTTTTTGTTCGTTCTAGTTTTGCCAGTGCTTGGGTTTTTGTACATGGAGATTCATCAAGACAGAATCATCATGGAGTCCAACATCAAGCGGATTGAAAAGCTCAAGAAAGAGTTGGAACTGCAAAAGGAAAAAAGTGAATGAAAAGATGCGTTTTATTGATTTTCTTGTTAGCGGGGTGCCACGATCAGTACCGCTATTTTTGTCAAGACCCTGATAACTTTGGTGCGCCTCAGTGTCAGCATCCTCGTTGTGAGTTCACTCAAGACTGCCCAGAATATTTAGTTGCCCCTGTATTGGAGAAGAAAATTGAAGGAAATCCTGCTACTCCTGCTAACCCCCAACAACAGCCCACGACTAACTGCCGATGAGATAGAGGCTCGTACCAGGTCTTTTGTTATCGTTGTGGTGACGCTGATACTATTTTTCATAGTAGTTACACTAATCTACAGCGTGATGTTTGTATCTCAGCCCATCAAGGCTATGGCGCCTATTGACCAAGCCTTTACCAAGATGCTAAACGACATCGTTCTGCTTATCGTAGGCGGTATAGGCGGGATTATGACCAAGGGGCTGACTAACGAGGCCACAGCCATGATGAATAACGTCAAGGCAGGCAAAGATGCCTACGTAGCACCTCCAGTCAAGGAGATCTCTTTTGTGTCTTCTGGAGGCGGTTCTGGAGGCTCTTGGACGCCTCCTCCTCGCCCAAGTGGACCACCTACCCTAGAAGGGGATGAGGAGCGCATGAGAACGGCTCAGGCTAGGGAGAGTACTCGTGTTTAATTTAACCAATCCTTATGTATCTTTTGCACTATTTGTGTTTATTGTTGGTGTTGGTGGGTACGAGCACCATGCAGGCTATCAAGCCAGAGTTCTAGAGGATGAGGTAGAGATTGCCAGGTTAAACGATGAGGCCAGAGCTAAGGAACAGCAGGTAGCTCAAAAGTTTAGCCAGATCAATTCACAACTTAAGAAGGCCAAAGATGATATTCAATCGAAACAATACAGTATTAATTCTCGTGTTGACTCTGGTGAGTTGCGCCTCCCGACCAGTTGTTCCGTACACACCCCCACAGATACCGCCTCTGGAGATAGAGACAAGGCAGGCGAATCTGACAGACAGGCTATTAAAGATATTGTCGCCATCACCTCAGACGGGGACTCAGCCATCAAAGACCTTAACGCCTGCGTTGCCAAGTACAACGAAGTAAGGGACTCTTTCAATAAGGCGAAGAAATGATTAATGCTGACCAACTTCACCGCCTGGGTATTGGTGCTGAATGGGTAGACCCCTTAAACGATACCTTTCATCGCTTTAACATTAACTCAAACGAAGAGCAAGCTTGCTTTATTGGTCAGTTCAGCTATGAGTCCAACCACTTTAAGGACTTATCTGAGAACCTGAACTACAAGCCTGAGACTTTAATGAAGCTTTGGCCTAAGCGTTTCCCATCAATGGATGAGGCGATGAAGTATGCCCACAAGCCTGAGTTGATTGCTAATCACATCTACGCCAACCGTATGGGCAACCGAGACGAGGCAAGTGGTGATGGGTGGAGATTTAGGGGTTCTGCGATATGCCAACTCACAGGCCACGATAACTTCTTTCACGCAGGTCAAGCCTTGGGGATTGATTTGGTGGCTAATCCAGATCTGGCGAGGACACCTAAGTGGGCGGCGCCTATCGGTGGGTGGTTCTGGTCAACTCACGGGTGTAACCGACTGGCAGATGCCAAGGACTACAACGGACTCACTAAAGTAATTAATGGTGGATTGTTCGGTGCTGAGCAAAGAATAGCGGTGATGCGCCAAACCGAGCAAGTACTGGGGTGACTTTTCCCCCGATACTATCTAAAATAAGCGTATATTAGGGGGACTAATGACCATTTCATCCATAACCTCAACTGCAAGTTGGGTAATGACGTATGACAACCTCGTCAGTGCTGTTTATCAGTACTTGGAGAGGAGTGATACCGCTGTCGTTAATCAAGTTCCCGTAGCTATTTCTTTGTGCGAATTTGAAATTGCTCAGGAAATCAAGACGTTAGGTCAACTTAATGTAGCGCAAAGTACATTAACTCCAAGTAATCCAGTCATCCCAAAGCCTGCACGTTGGAGAAAGACTGTGTCTATGAAGTACACAGATTCAAGTGGTAGCAAACAACCGATTTATCTGCGTAAGTACGAATATTTAACAGCTTACTGGCCTAATAACACGAATACAGCCGCTCCCGTTTACTACGCTGACTACGATTATGACCACTGGTACTTAGCTCCAACGCCTGACCAGGCTTATCAGTTTGAAGTGCTCTTTTATGAGCGTATTTTGCCTTTGTCAAGCACTAATCAGACTAACTGGCTCACCCAAAACGCTCCAAATGCAATGCTGTTTGGTACTTTGCTACAGATGATGCCATTCTTAAAGAACGATACCAGGGTACCTGTTTGGCAGGAAATGTTTAACAAAGCCCTTCAATCACTTAAAACCGAAGACGATTTGCGTATGGGAGATCGTCAAGCCATTGCTAAGGACAGCTAACCATGACCACATACACAAATCCATTTACTGGTCAGACGATTTCCCCTTCACAGGTAGGATATGAGTCGTTAACCGTCAGTGGTTCACCAGGTGCTATCACCTACCTAAACTGGCCTATTAACGGTACCAGTTCTACAAACGTAGCCGCCAACATCATGGAGATTACGGCGACGACTACAGGCCAGATCATTGCCATGCCACCTGCTACTCAGGTATCTGTGGGTCAGGCAGTTATTATCCGTAACGTCGGTACTTCTGGACAGTTTTCTTTTACGGTAACCGATTACTCAGGTAATACGATTATCAGTATTCCTGTTGCGCCGACTACTGCAACGGTTAACACTTATTACATCTACGTCACCAACAACACCACAAATGCGGGTACATGGGGCAATATTGCGATGGGTGTGGGTACGTCCTCAGCCAGTGCTTCAACGCTTGCAGGGTACGGTTTAACGGCTATTGGAAGCACTTTAAACACAGCCTATCCCGTCACCAACCTTTACAGCGGATCTACGCTAAACGCCAACAGCAGGGCAAGCTTTTACGTCTGGTCAGCAGGTGTTGGAACAATTACCCTGCCAAGCGCTTCAACGGTCGGTAATAACTGGTTTGCTGTTATCAAGAACAACGGCACAGGTATTGTGACCATATCCCCAGTTGGATCAGACACGATTGACAGTAACTCTAATCAACAGTTACAGTTGACCGAGTCTTTGGTTATTGTTTCTAACGGATCCACAGGATTTAATACTTTTGCATACGGTAGATCTAACAGCTTTGCTTATACACAGCTTGCTCTATCGTTATCAGGGTTATCCACACCTTATACATATACCCTGTCTTCTGCTCAGGCGTCTAATACGATTCAGAACTATACGGGTGTTTTAAACGGTAATACGACTGTTTATGTGCCTGCAACGGTTCAGCTTTATGCGATTAGTAACAACACGACTGGGTCTTATACCTTAACCATATCCACAGGCGTATCAGGCGGGGCTACAGCGGTAGTTAGCCCAAATACTACTGTGATGTTGATCTCTGATGGTAAAAACGTCTACAACGCCAATAGCTTGGCTTTTACGACAGCCAGTTCGATTACGTTTGCTGTAGGTAGTGCAAGCGCCCCATCCATTAACTTCCTTGGTAATACGACTACAGGTCTGTATTTGGCCTCTAGTAACCAAATTGGATTTACCTCTGGTGGTACAAGTATTGGAGTTGCTAATTCATCGGGTTGGCAACTTACTGCGGGATTGGTCGGGGGTGCATTTTGACCTTAAAGGTTGTGCTCCTCAGCGTTTCTCCTGGTATACAGCGAGACGGGACGCAGTTCGCCTCACCTTCTTATGTAGATGGTCAATGGGTCAGATTTCAACGTGGTCGCCCAAGAAAAATGGGGGGCTACAACGCAATATTTTTAAACGCACCCAACATCTCTCGTGGGATGGTAATGCAGTCTCAAAACGGTATTAACTACGTTTATTCAGGAGATAGCTCATCCCTTAACGGATGGCAAACAGGTAATACGGGTGGTGTTGGATTTGGACCCACAGCAATCACGCTCAACAACTTTACCTCCAACTCCAACAATTTATGGCAGTTTGACCTAGGTTACGATCCCAACGGTACGGGTGTTTTAAACCTGATAGCTCACCCTGGTCAAAACTTATCCAACATTGACAGCACGGTCAATACGCCTGTTTTAGCGGGTACTTTTCCTTATTCAGCGCTTAGCCAGGTTGGTGTTTTTACGGCTACTGGTACGCCTGGAACACCTAACGCTTATACGATTGTTATATCTTCGAGTAACTACAAGATTGGCGTTAATCAATCTGTGACTGGTACTGGGGTAGCGTCGAATACTGTGGTGACTGCTGTGACTGTGGCCTCTGGAACCACAACGGTAACGGTAAACAATGCAATTACAGGCTCATCGGCTGTTACTTTTACCTTTAGCAACAACATATCTGTAAGCGGTGGGGCTTGTATGCTCTATCCTTATCTGTTTGTTTACGGTAATAACGGCCTGATTCAAAACTGTGCGGCAGGTGACTTCACCAACTGGGTATCGAGCGACTCCAACGCCAACAACGTATCAGGAACCAAAGTTGTCAAGGGAATGCCTCTACGGGGCGGTACAACGTCTCCTGCGGGGCTTTTCTGGTCTTTGGATCAGTTGACCAGGGTAACGTATTCTCCGCAGACTGTG